GGAAGAGAAGCCATTAGCCGCATGTATGAAACAATGGAGATTATAAAAAGGTGGGATGCTGGCGAGACTCTGTTAAATGACAAATTCACAACCTACCTAGAAGAAACAAATCTCTTAAATAAGCCCATAAATATATGGCGAAACAAGATAAAAAATTGCAAGTTTGACTGCTGGGAATGCCAGTATTGTGATAAGATATATGAAGCAAAGTCAGCAATGGACTACAGTGATCTTGTTAAACATACCGCTGACTGTATTGCAAGGTCAGGAGTTCCAAATGTGTTTCTCAACATTCCTGGCTTGACTTCTCCAAGAGTGCAAACTCTTTTAAATTCTATCGCGAAAGGAGTTGAAACATATCTTGAAATAGGAACATACCAAGGCGCCACTTTATGTGCCGTGATGCAGGATAACCCAATAACAGCAGTAGTGGTCGATAACTGGCAGGAGCAGATACAGTCTCAAAACGGAGAAGTATCAGCACCTAATGACATTAATACATTCTTTGCAAATGTAGAAGAACACAGAAATAACTCAATAGTTAACGTCTTGAATTCAGATCTGTTCGATGTTGACATTACTCCTATGCTGAATAGCATGCGAATGTTTTTTTATGACGGTCCTCATGATCAGGACTCTGTAAGGCAAGCAGTTGAATATTATTGGCCGGCATTTTGTGATGAAGCAGTTCTTGTTTTTGACGATGCTAATTGGAAAGGCGTAGTAGACGGTGCAAGAGAAGGAATCAATAACTCTCAAGGAATAGCAATCTATGAAAAGATGCTGTTGAATTCTCAGGAAAGCAAAAACGAATGGTGGAATGGATTATATATAGTTGTTGTGAGAAAATAAATGTATCTTAACAAAATTAAAAAAATTACAATTTTCGGCGGCGGTACTAGTGGTTGGCTGACAGCCGCATTTCTTTCTAAAAATCTAGTGATGCCTACAGAAATAGTGTTAATTGAAGATTCTAAACAAGGACCAATCGGAGTAGGAGAAGGAACTCAGCCTCTCACAGCAAAATTCCTATCGCAGTGCGGTATTCTGCCACATATGTGGATGAAAGACAGTAATGCTAGTTTTAAATACGGAGTTGAACTTATAGGATGGAACAACGAACCTTATTTTGTAGATAACGACAATACTGATAATGCAATAATTGCAGATAATTTTTTTACTAGTGATTACTTTATTGACAAACCTTATTCAGAATTCGCGAAATGGCACCCTGCATACAGATTGGCTAAAAAGAACATTTGTCAAAAATATGACGACTATCTTGATGTAAATCACCGTATGAGTTCAATGAATTTTGGTGCTGTACATTTCGGTGCTTATGATATCATAAGAACAATCAAAAATTTAATTCTTGACAAAATCACTTACATAGACACAGAAATTACAAACATAACAACTGATCAAAACGGAATAGCATGTTTGATAGACAGCGAAAATAAAGAATATCCATCAGATCTTTTTATAGACTGCTCAGGATTTTCTAGTCAGTTGTTAGAACAAAAACTGCAGATTCCGTTTCAATCTTATAGCAAAAACTTGTTAAATGATAGCGCAATAGTGATTAGAACTCAATACAATGACCCTAGAGAACAGTGTCATCCTTATACTAAAGCAACTGCCATGAATGCAGGCTGGATGTTTACAATTCCTACCTTTAAAAGTATAGGTAATGGTTATGTATATTCAAAACAATTCATTGACCCTGAAGACGCAGAAAAAGAATTAAGAAATAGCATAGGAGAATATGTTGAAAAAGCCCGACATTTAGACATGAAGTGTGGGTATCATAAAGAAATTGCAGTAAAAAATGTTTGTGCAGTAGGCTTAAGTGCTGGTTTTATTGAACCATTAGAAGCTACTGGTATAACCTTTACAACCTCTGTTGTTTCCAACCTTACGGACATTCTTAATATGTCAGGCAATGTATGGGGAGATAATCAACGACAGCCTATTAACCAACAATTCAATTTTATGTGCAACGAAATTCTTGCATTCGTATGGGCCCATTATCATTGGTCAGCAAAAAACGATACCGAATATTGGCAATCTGTGCATCAGCAAAGTATAACGGACCTTCCAGACCTAGCACAAGAAATCTTAAATTGTTTCCTTCCTAGACCAGGAAGATTCTTTAATCTAACTCCTACATCTATGTTCAATGTAGTGCAATGGTTCAGTATTTTACACTCAGGCGGAGCATACAACAATATTTCGTCTAACTTAACACAAAGACAAAAACAGTATGCAGAATACTTTTTGAAAAGTCAGGATAAAAGAATTGAATTAGCAGAAGAAATGTTTGATAATCATTTTGATTATTTGTCAAAGTGGTACAGCGAATGATTACACTATACGAAGCAGCATTGCATACCCAATCTAATGTAGGAACAGATACTCAGTTGTTGCAATTAAAACAGCAAATTGCAGAAATGCAAACTGAAGATTCAACCGAACGAACAAACGAAGGTTGCTGGAGATCACAAAACAGATTATCTAACATAGACTGGCTTATTTCATCTATCAGCGCCTGTGTTAAGCATGCAATCGACTATTACAGCAACAAGGATCCGATTTTTGGAGAAGCATTTTCTTCTATAAATCAAAAAGATTTAAACATATTTTATTGGATAAATGTAAACGAACCTTTATCTCGAAATATCATGCATGCTCACAAGAGCGCTATTTTTTCAGGTGTGTATTATGTACAAGGAACCGACACCGGCGATTTAAGAATTGTAAATCCAGCGAATATTTTAACAGATTGCAACGTGTGGTCTCCTTTTACTCGTGATTTTTATTATACGCCTAAAGATCAAGATTTAATATTATGGCCTTCATGGTTGCCTCACGAAGTAGAAATTAACAATTCTAACAGACAAAGAATTAACATTGCATACGACATATACCTATGAAAAAAATAGAATTTGTTTCAACAGTTTCTGGCGTTTCGGATTTATTTCCCATAAAACAATCTAAAGATGTACTTCCAAAATGGGTTAATTCTGCAAAACAGAATTATTCCGCTAGAAAAAAGGCAACAAATGGTAGATTGAATCACATATATCAGTGTCCGGGTATATTTGACGTTATGAACCAGGGTTATGTTGTGCCAATGTGGCACGATGTGATTATAAACACAAACGGAGATCCTGATGCATTTTCCTGGACTGTTCCTACCAACGAACTTGTTGAACTTGTGCCGGACACGGGCTTAATCGAAAATCAATCAAACGGTATTGGTAATTTAATGCCTAGTAAGCCGTGGAGTTTGAATTCTCTAATTAAAATAAACACACCCTGGAATGTAATTGCTCCGAGAGGGGTTAAACTGCTAATCCTGCCAGTTCCGTACCCAGATAGTTTTGAATTTGAAAGTTCAATAGGCATATTGGACCCTGGATACAGCAATGAAATAAATTTGCAAATGTATTATAATGTTCCGCAAGGTGACTTTACAATCAAAGCAGGAACTCCGCTAGCACAAATTATTCCGCTAAGTGAACAAAAATTTCAATTGGTGTGTAGAGAAATGAATTCACTTGATAAATTGTGGATTAGAAAAAGAAAATTTTTTATGAGCGCAACTTTCAAAATAAAGCGTAATCGTCTAAAAGAATTATATTATGAACATTTTGGAGCCAAATAATGATAAGCGAATTAAACACCGACGAATTAGTAGTTTACACAGTTAATAGAAGAGAAGTAAACGACGGCGACGAGACTGCGCTATTCAAGTTTTACAGAGATAGGCAAAAGTTAAGAAACTGGCTTTTAGCATTATTACACGAGACAGATGTTGTTATTTTCTATATCGAAGAAGACGAGACTGAGCAGCACCTTATTGCAACTCTGAAAAATTTTGACATTAACATGTTCGATCTTCCCGTTTCAACTGAAGAATGGAGAGGAAAAAAATACGAAGCACAACATCACGTTCCGTTAATCAGAATGCCCGATGAAACTCCATTTTATATTCACCTTGACACAATTACAAGATTTATTTGTAAAAACGATAAAATCGATGAAATTTCAAACAAAATTTCAATGTTGTTTTAATCACAATTGTATATTGAAAGAACTGTTTCTAATTTAATTTTATTTGTTTTTTTGTCAAGCGTATTTTTTAATCCATAATGCAATGGCTTGGGCCAGCTTGCGTAGGTTACCCAAGCATATCCGTTATGCTCATGGTTCAACTTTGGGATAAATTCATTTTTTACAATACACAAATAAGTGTGATAACTAAATTTAGCATCTTTGCTTAGAAATACCTCAAGCGGAATCGATTTTTCAATTTGTGTTTCTCCTATCTCCTCAATCATTTCTCTCTTAAATGTTTGCCAAGGAGTTTCGCCATCTTCTCTTGACCCCCCTACAATGCCCCATTTATGAGAGTGTTTGCTTTGAGTTCTATGTAGAAAAAGGAATCTCGTAGTGGTTTTGCAATAAAATAATCCGCCTGAACAAATCAAATCTGTCATAGTATTAGTTATTCAAAATCAGTTCTCTCGTCAATTTTTAAGGCACGATAAATATATTATCGAGGATAAACTATGAGCGAACTTTTTGATAGAATTAGGATTATACCAAGAGAGCAAGCATTTTTAGATAGAATAGCAGGCTCAAGCGGTCAGATTTATACAAACAAGGACTCTGGCAGTTTACGTGTGTTCAATGGTAACGACCCCGGCGGAGCAGAGATTGCAAGAGCAGATTTTCAAAACACCGCAGATACTGCTCAACTAAATTTACAGACTCCAAAAAATCGCATCCGCTTTGATTGGGACACTTTGACTGACCTAGAGTCAGAAGTAGATCCTGTCACTTACAACGGCATGATTGCTCATGTTGATTCAGAATCAAGATTGTACTTTGCAAACGGGGGCGAGTGGACTCCTGTTGCAAATCTTTCTGAAGTGCCGGAGAGTAATTTTTCTTACACTCCAGATTCGGAAAATGAATTCGAATACGTCGACGGTACTTGGGACTTTGGACAAAATATTATTCAGTATGCAAATACAGTTAGTCTAGAATCAGATTTAGAAGACTTTAATCCTGACACCTACACCGGAATGACGATGCTGGCACATGAATCTGGTGCTCTGTATTATGCTCATGCCGGCGACTGGCATAAGTTAATCACAGATATAACAGCAAGCAATATTGAAGCAAACAACTATCAATCTCCGCTAGGACAGGTAGCATACACAAACAGTTACGATAATTTAGACGATGCTCCTCAGAGTATTCTTGATTTTGGTATAGCAGACGGAACATCTGGTCAGGTACTTTCGACTGACGGAGCAGGATCATTTTCATTTATAGATGTTGCAACAGAATCAGGAAGTTCGTTTGATCAAATAGTATCCGACGATGGTTCTTTTAACCCTAGCGGTATAAACAATCTGAGAATACTAGGCGGTGAGAATATATCAACAGAAGTTGTTACGGATTCAGATGAACTAACAGTTAACCTTAATCCATTTTCTATAAACTTTTTAACAGATGTTGATACTGTATCCAATCCTCCTTCAACCGGAGAAGTTTTAAAATGGGATGGTGCAAAATGGGCGCCGGGCACTGATGTTGCAGAAGGTGGCTCCGGCCTAGATGCAGATACACTGGACGGCCAAGATGGTTCATACTATTTGGATTACAACAACTTTACAAATACACCTAGTGTGGTAACTCTTGAAGATCTTTCAGTAGGCAACGAACTGTCCGCGTCGGGCAATGGCGCTATTTCATACGACAATACAACGGGTGTTTTTAGATTTACTCCTCCAACAGCAGAAGGTATTGGTGCTTTGACTTCGGTTGCCTTCTCTGATCTTACTTCAACTCCGACTACTATTTCTGGTTATGGTATCACAGATGCTTTTTCGGGTTCGTTTACAGATCTTGTTGATACACCTACTACGATTTCTGGTTACGGAATTACGGATGCTTTTTCTGGCGATTATAACGATCTTGTTAATACACCTTCAATACCTCAAGCACTTACCGACCTTGGTATCACAGATGGCTCCGACGGGCAGGTGCTGACAACAGACGGCGCAGGTAATTTTTCGTTTACAACAGTAACACAAGAAGCCGGCGGCGACCCCGATCAAAACTTGTGGGAAAGTTTTTTTGCAGATTTTGGTAGTACCACTGCTGATAACACAGCCGATAACTTTACAGTATCCGGCGGCACTGATATCAGTACTTCGATATCAGGGGACACTTTAACTATAGATTACGTAGGAACATCGGGGGGTGTTACTGATTTTAGCCAACTAACTGATGTGCAGAATGCTGAATTAACTACCATAGATCAAGTGTTCGAAAGTGCAATATGCACCTTACGTGGCATTGCTAACGGATTTGTATCATACAGTTGGTTAGATCATTATACCGGAGAAAATCCAACCGTGTATGCTATATCTGGAACTACTATCGCATTTGATCTTTCTGAATTAGCTGGCCATCCCACAGAGATAAGAACGTCAGGTAACGTCACACTTTCTGAAGGGTTAACATGGGTATCGCCGACCGGACAAGTAGAACGTGGACTCAATGCTCAGGGACAGCAAAACGGGACTTTGTATTGGCGTATAAATGAAAGTATAAGTGGAAACTTTAAATATTTTTGTACAGCTCACGTAGGAATGGAGGGACCAATAGTAGTAAAGAGACTTAGTCAACTCTAAAATTCTATACGCCAAGCACCGTTGGGATATTCACCTTCGAATGAAAGGCGCCATTCAGAATTTTCAAATTTGTATTGAACATTGGTATTTAGGTTAGTAGTATATACAGGTAAAACTGTCGAGTCATTATCTGTTGAATCAAATATCACCTGCCATGCTGTGCCTGTCCACTCTATGATATCATTAGCAGTCGCTACAAAATCTGATCCATCCGAATTTTTCCAAGCATCAGCACCGTCTGAGTTTTGAGAATCACCTATTGATTCCAGTATGAGGATTCTTGGATTTGAGCCTAGATCAAGATTTTGGGGATTTGATTTTCGAGGATCAATTATGTAATCTATTTTTGATCTAGCACCCAGACTGCTGGTAATTACAGTGTCAGTAGGAATCGAATCTTCATCCCAGTTAACTATTGCTTCTGTTTCGTCTGTTGATATCGCCAATGTGCCTACAATTTCAGTTGGAAGATCCGACCGCTGCAATCTTATAGTAGAAATGCCTTCTTCGAACTTAAATGGAAATGCCTCAAGAAATTGCCACCAACTCATGGTTCCTGTGCTGCCGTTTCGAACCAATCGCAGTGTATTGTTCATTACTAGTAGATCAATATTCTGATAGGTTGTTTTTAGAATAGCGAGCACAGATTCTTCTGTGTCGTAGTCTTTTCTCGTAGTTGCACGTTCTATTTCACCTGATTCATTTACAAACAGTTCTGTTTGAATGTCAGCATCTCCCTCAGGCAGTGAAAAATCTATGTCTGTAGTAGCGTCTATCAACTCCTGCTTGGAATTGTGTATCCGACTTACAATGTCTGTGATAACTCCAAGACGTTTTACCTTAGCAGGAGGAGAGATGTATATTGGCGTAGTAAATGTAAGAGTTGAAACGTCAATTTCAGTTTCTGTGCCCTGAGGTATTGTTCTTGAACTCCATGTTATTCCGTCAAGGTACACAGCAGACAGAGACGTCCAGTCAAGATAGTTGTCTGTGGTCTGTAGTTCGAGGGAAGGGTTGAACAGCATGAGAATCTGTTCTAGGATCTGAAGTTTCT